TGGTCTTTTTGGGAATGGTCTCCCCGAAAAAATAATGAGCGTGATGAATGCTTCTCAGGTTGGCTTGCTTGTTTTCTCTGCGTATTCGATTCTTACATCAATTCTGGGCCTTGTCGACTTCGTGCGACGCTGGCTCAGCTTTGTGTTAGGCCATGTCTGACACACGAGGTAAGGATCGGAGACAAGCAAGCCAACAACATGAGACCAAGGAGGAAAAGCGTGAGAAGAAAGTTTGGAAGCCGAAGAAGGAATTCAGTTTGGGCAAGCAATTGGCCCTAGAGAGATCGGCTTCGCTGGGTGCGAACGATGGAAGAATGGAGAAAGTGGAGATGGAGCTGAAGCGGCTCAGTCAGTGCCTACAGGCCAAGGAGACACACAGTCACCTGGACTGTCGGTATTTTGAGCCGCCCAAGACGGTGATTGTGAATTCCGTTGGACAGATTTCTTGGCTTGATTCAGTTCGTCACTATCTGCGGGAGAGAATACGTGAGAAGTTGCCTGAAGTGGCCGTGTTGCAGGAGATGTTACTTGCCACGGGCGCCACAATGGTGTCTCAGGTTCCTCAGACGCGAATAGAAGACAGAAGTGAAAGAGTTGAAAATGTGTTGAGCAGTTCATCGTCGGTTCTTACGGAATGCAAGATTCCGTCCATGACCTCCAAGGGATGCAATGAGTCGGTGGATCGTACCATTGCTGAAGAAGGTGGCGTCAGACGACCATTTGGGACGGCGCGGAAAGTGTGGACTCTGAAAGGGGAGATCGACACCCACGTCGACGAGAGGGCCTTTTCGAAGGCTGTGTGCTCTGAGTCTGTGAGGAACAAGACACTTGAGTATGAAGAGGTTGTCGAGACGCCTGTCGTTGAAGCCAGGCAAGGGGTCAAGATGTTGTTGGACATCTTTGTTGGACATGTATATAGGATGGATGTAATAAAGCAGAAGAGAGTGGTGTCATTGCAGCTTGCGCAGGAGGCGATGGACCATTTCGGCACAGGAGAAATGAGTGAGAGCGTGGCTGTTGCTATCGCTAAGTACTGTCAGGAAAATACGTATGTGGAGATACCAGTGGGCCTCTACACATGTCGAACCGACACAGCGGCGTTCATTGTCGCGTGGTTGGAATCGCGCCTCCAGGCTGGAGGTGATTTGCCAGATGTTCAGGAAAGGCGAGGGACGGTTGTTGTGAGCCAGTCTTTAAACAGCGGACGGTCTCTGTATACTTGCGTGGGCCCCGTTACCAAAGAGTCTATCTCCGGGGTTATACCCGTGAATGGGCTTGCCTCCCAAGTGTACGCGAAATTAACCCGACACTAGCGATACGACCCAGAATCGCCTATGTAAATAAGAATGTGTTTATGGCGAGATCATTGGGTTGTCACATGGAGGGGGCAGCTCCTCCGGTCCCTAGTGTTTCGAACAAAGAGACCTATTTTGGGGGTGTTCTCAAGCGGGTTGGTGCCGTTTTGCCCAAATTTGACCCGAAATTATTACGCAATTTCCGTAGTTGGTGGCGTTTGTTCATAAAGCAGCATTTCACACCATTGCCTGCCGACACGGATTTATCAGTTGAAAACTGGCTTGTACATACAAATTATACACAGGCTCGCAAGGATGAGTTGCGAGCGGCCGCTAAGGAAAGGCTTACGCGGCGGGACTACGTTGTTAACTCGTTTGTGAAGACGGAGTTCCTGGGGAAGTACAAGGAGGCGCGGATTATCAACAGCCGCAGTGACGCGTTCAAGGTCTTCACCGGACCAACGT